GTCGGCCATTTCGATCAATTCTTCTGCTAAAAACGCGGCGCGGTCTTGTACGGCCTGTTCGTAGGCCTCTTTCAACCTCGGGTCAGTTCTTAGGTGAAGTTTCGCTAATGCGTAGCTTGGCATATGGGGTCTCCGTAAGGCAGACGCGAGGGATTCGCCGTTTGCGATTCGCTCGAGAATTTCCGGCCAGATCTTTTCTGGATCAAATTTCGTTATATTTGCCATGTTCACTTATCCAAGCTAGGTCCAATATATCCGGCGTCTGTGAGAAGTTGTGCGACACGTCGAAGGTCTGCGCCGTCGTGGGCATTAGTCACCAGAAGAGGGCGTCTCTCCCCAACCCTACGGGCACTCATGTGGGTCGGCAGAAATGAACATTTGAAGCCGCGCCTCACTATTTCGCCAGCTTCGCGGACCTTTGCCTGACGGACTGCGTCGCCGTCGCACCAGGTCTCAATCCAACCAACGAGCCCGAGGGGAGTTCGTATCCACATCTGATGTCGGGACAGCACATAGGCTGCACCTCCTAGCCGCTGCTGGACCGAGAAGGGCATCGACGTCTGCCGACCGCCCAGTATTTTTAAAATCAGCTTAATAGACTCCGGATTCATACCGATCCTCCGCCCAAGCGCGACTCTGTTTGCAATAACTCCTCTTGATTTCGCCAACTTGCCCCCATCTCGCCGTTCTTCGCCGCGAGATTGATGGCGTTGGGTATGTCGTGGTGGCTGGCGATCTCGCCGCCGCGACAAGCCCTATAGAGCGGCGAAATAAGACTGGGTGCTTCTGAGGTGGGAACTATCGTTATTTCGGGGGGGCCTACATCGGTAATGTCGCCAACTGTGGCGTCGGGTACTGAGGGTTGCTGACACGGGTGTAAATACTGCGATGCGCCTTTACCGGCAGGTGGCTTTCGCGGTTCGATTCGCTCGCTTAGGAGCAATTCTGTAATAGCAGTGCGACGCTGAGCGCGCGTGATTGATCCAAGAGTCAGGTCATCTTCGATAGATTTCTTTGATCTAAGTATCCCTCGGCAATAATCCGTCAGGATTTTCGAATAGATAAGATCAGCAATGGATTCTTTTCTGCTATTGGACGGTGTAACAACCTCAAATCTGAAACCCGATCGACGCAAGTAAATATCAGGCTGAGCAGCACAGAAAGACATTTTTGCAGAAACCAAGCGCATTCCGGTCTCATTCGCCTTGAGTTCTGATCCCGTTGCCTTTAGCCAGTCGGAGCCGATCAAGCGGGCAAGAACATGCACCATTCGGGCTCCATCGGCAAAAGCTGAGCCGCCTCGTCCCGCGTATTGATCTACGGCGCCATCCCGCGCATTTTGCTTGCCGGTATGATGTATGAACCTGACACAGCAGCCAATTTCATTACGTAGTCGTCGAGCAACTTCAACTAAACCTTGCTCAGCATCGTTGACTCGGCTTTCTCCAACTCCAAAGCTTACTGCCGGATCAACGATCACCAATACTGGTTGAATTTTTTTTAACCAAATCAGCAGTTCACCGACCAGTTTTGCGGAGACCACCACATCTCTCTCAATCTCGGTCAACTTGAGGCCTAATCCCGCTACATCGTTGATATATAAATTCTGAAGTATCTTCGTCTGCTTCGCGAATAGGCCATTATCGAAAATTATCTGGCGTAGTCTTGCTGCCATTGTCTCCCGGCCATCCTCTGCAGTGATGATCACTACTGGGCCGGGCTTGAGCACATGCCGCCCGTGGAGTGTTGGAGAGCCATGAGCAATACAGGCAGCCTCGTATAGCATGAGGGTCGTCTTGCCGAATCCCCCGGGAGCAGGCAGAAGTGCTACATCTGCAAAGAGATAGTTCTCGACAATACAGTCCGGGGATTCTTTAGCTGTTAGGTATTCGGATAGCTCCAGCTGTCTTGCTTCGGGCCATCGATCGGACGTTATTGGTTGTTCTATCTCTCCTGCGGCGACCGCTTCATTTAACGCTCTTGCCGCGGCCTCCTGAACTAATGGGCGAAGTCGGAGCCAGCCCAAAAGGCTGGAATTTTTGCGTAGGTGATCCACGCGATACGATTCCACCAGATCCTCAACAGTTAATTGGATTCCGTTGATTATTCGATCACGAGCGTCATCAATTAGATCGCCAAGATCAAGTTTAATTTCATGGTATTCATCAGGGTCACATGCTGCGGAACTTTCGACAATACGTGAGCCAATTAGGGTTGCTTCGGTGGTGCTGAGATTGGTCATTTCCCGCTCTCCGAAGCCTTCTGTTCGATCTGCTGGCATAGTGAGTCAATGTCCGACGTTCGCCAGACCGACACGCCTTCAGATAATCGAATAGGCTTAGGGTACTTCCCAGATTTTATACCTGCGTACCATGTTGCACGACTGACAGGTATAAGCGGCAGAATACCTTTTGTGGCATCGCCGATGATCCAGCTTAGCCTCAAGAATCCAGAATGTAAGGCGTTGTGCATGAATTGCTCCATGCCGATCTGATTGGCTGGACAGATGCGCACGGATCAGCAGGGCGTATGCATGTGCCCCCCTGTATTCCGCCGTTCGATTGGGGCTTTCCAGTTCGGGGGAACTGGCGGCACCCCATCGCATGCACCTTGAGTTGGTGCGGCCACGCCGAATGGCTCGGTTAGCCATTAACCGCTTGTCGGCTAATGCAATCGAGTTTACTGAGTAATATACATAACCGCAAGACGTATTTCGGAGCGTGTCAGGCTGCAATAATTCGGCGAATTTTCGGCGCCACGCCGACATCGGACCTATCGCACGCACAGAATTTTGCCCATTCCTTCATCATCGTCGCACGCTTGTGAAATTGCGTGCCACGTTGATACGCGCGTTCAACAACGTCAGGCAATTGATGGGCAAGCGCATGCTCTGCAACTTCGCGGGGAAAGTTGGTCGATTCCGCCGCCCACATCCTGAACGAGCTTCGGAACCCATGAACTGTAATTACGTTGCCATTCTTGTCGAACCAGATTGGAACATCCCTGTTCATCCGTCGAATCACAGCCGTAAGACTCATGTCGGACAGTGGCTGTCCTTTGGTACCCGGAAAAATAATCTCGACCTCGTCCTTCCGTGGCAATCGCTTTAGGAGTTCAAGTGTGGCCTCGCTGAGCGGGACTTCATGTTCGCGTTTCGCCTTCATTCGCGCTGAAGGTATGGTCCAAACGCGAGCGCTTAAGTCAATTTCCGACCATCTGGCCCCGCGTACCTCGCCGCTTCGGGACGCGGTAAGGATGGCAAATTCGACTGCACGTGCAGCTATGCCCTCCCGCTGTCGCAGTTCGTTCATGAACGCGGCTACTCGGACCCATGCAAGTGATGGGTGATTCTTCGTCCGATCTACTTTACTGATTGTGGCGAGCAGGTTTTCGAGGTGGCCCTTCCATCGGGCGGGATTGTCTCCGGACCTGTAGCCACTCGTTGTGGCCCACCCCAGAATCGATTCGATACGCCCCCGTACGCGAGACGCGGTTTCATTCTTCGCTCGCCAGAACTGCTCACCACTGTCGTCTGCCTGCCCAAGGATCTTCACTACCAACGCGGTATCTATTTCATGAACGGGTAGCGATCCAATGATGGGGCTTACGTAGGTGGCGATCGTGTTGCGCCACTGGTCGGCATGTTTGGCATTTTTCCAACTTGCCCTGTGGGCGTCGATGTAAGCACTAGCGCACTGATCGAACGTCATCATTCTTGCTTTTGCAAGTGCCGCCTCAGCTTTGCGCTGCTCCTTGGCGGCCAGTGGGTCGATCCCGTCAATGAGCTGTCTTCGTGCATCGGCAGCCTTCTGGCGAGCCTCAGCTAGGGACACTGTATGGAGTGGCCCGAGGCCCATGCCTCTCGCCTTGCCGTTGGTCATGTACCGCATCAACCAAGATTTGACCCCGGCCTTGGTGATTTGAAGGGTCAACCCTCCGCCGTCCCCGTACAGTCCGGGGGCAGACTTTTTTTCTACCTCTTTTGCAGTCAATCTGCCTATTCTGCGTGGCATGAATTTGTAACTATCAAAACGACTATCAAATTATAGCTGGATTTGTCTGGACGGTGCAAGACAGTGTTAGACGAGAATCCTCCTTAACTATTTGAAAAAAAGAAACTTTATAGACTGTACTGAACGGTATTAGACAGGTTGTCGGCGGTCGCCCTGTCCGCCAGGCACCAAGCAATGACGCGCCTTCCGGCGCGTTTTTTTTTTCAACTATCAAATCAACTATCAATCTGGTTGCCGTCTGACTTGTAGCTACTTGACCCCCGAGGTGTCGTTTTCTTAAATCGCTCGTCCACGGCGGAGGCCAAGTGCAAATCTTCGGAGGCTTGGTTGTGCCGGCTCCTGGCCTGTAAACACAGACGGTGGGGGCTGGGGCCGTGAGTTCGATCCGTTGATCAGGCAGTGCTTCTCGAACTTTTTTTTTAGAATTTAGACGCCGGACTTAGGGAAGCTTTGTTGACTTTAGTCGGGCTTCAAGCTGGCTTAGCGATTGCGCGGCGTCCGCTAGGCTCATTTTGCTAATTGCCAATGACTCCATCTTGTGTGTCCCGAGGTAGTAGGCCATATCCGCAGCAAGTGGGCTCGAGGTAATCAGTCTAACCATATCAGTGGTGATTGGAACGTCCGGGGAGAACACGACTTTCTCAAAGTCAGGATAGAGGCCCATCCGTGGCGCCGCCGCCCTGAGCCAATCTTCGATCACAGGATCAGGCTGGCTGGTGGTTTGCGATTGGCGTTCGCGTTGTTCGAGTTGTTGCTGACGGGATTTCTCGAGGGCTCTCGCCTGTGCCTCCAAGAGCTTTAGCTGTGCCTCAGCCTGTTCATTTTGCAGTCTGAGTGCACGAATTTGCTCGATTTGCTGAGCATCCTGCAATGGGTTTGGGAGTTGCAGTTGCAGTGGCTGCACCATGAGCGGGATTAGCGGCATTCGCTGCGCTTGCACATTGGTGGCGAGTAGACCCGCGCAAAGGAACGCCACCGTGACCTTTCGACTCATCGCGTCTTCCTCAGCGGTACGAGCTGGATCTATCGGCGGGTACCCACGGAACCACCTGCGTTGGTTGTTGGTAAATCGTCTGAGGCGATTGGTAGGCGGGTGTAGGCACCTGATAGGTCGGAACTGGTTGTTGATAGGTCGAGGTCGGGGGTCTGTAAACTGGGACTTGAAACTGGCTCGGGTGGGGGTAAGTTCCCGTCTGTTGCTGATGTTGCAGGCTCAGACAAGTAACAAACTGTGCGGGGGGGAGTGTGACGTCACATTGTGCGGCTGCAGCTTGCGCAGTGAGCGCCGAGGCAAGTGCGACCGCGAACCTGGTCGAATGATTCATAGCGTCCTCGTTTGGTCGAAAAAGACATCGTATTGTTGCCTAGTTACGCGCGTTAGTACATGTTTTCGGTGGCTAGCTGCGCAACGCGATTGTCCGCAGCTTCTAACGCCGCGGTGATACTTATCGTGTCGTGGCTCACAGTCATGTCAACCCGATCGCCATAGACTTTTCGATAGACTCGAGAAGCAATCCATTTGCGAGTATCGAGCCTGACACGAAGGTGCTGCACCCAAGCGGATCGACTAACTGGGTCCATGCCTTCGGGGATCGGGGTGTCGGCCATTTCGATCAATTCTTCTGCTAAAAACGCGGCGCGGTCTTGTACGGCCTGTTCGTAGGCCTCTTTCAACCTCGGGTCAGTTCTTAGGTGAAGTTTCGCTAATGCGTAGCTTGGCAT